TTCTAAAAACACGGATGGATTCGTCTTTTGGTAATTAACTAACTCTTCCTCTAAATAGTCTAACATAGCTTCCGATAACACGAATTTAGTAATAGGTTCTACGTCACTCCAACACTCCGACTGAATAATACTACCTAATTCTATTTCGTTACTATACGCATCTAATCCGTAATTAGCTACTACGTAAAAAGTCAAACCTTCGTCTTCCCAATTAAAAGTAACTACTCTTTCTTGACTTACAAAGCTATGCTCTATATAAAAATTCTCTAACTTCATTTTCTTCGATTTAAGACGTTATTAATTAAGTAGGTATATGATTGCACCAAACACTACTACAAAAGCTGTTAAAGGCGCTATAAAGTGGCTTAAAAACGATTTATGCTCACTTGTTCTCGGTAAAAAGTTTTCTAATCTCATTTCTTTACAAGTTTTAATAGTTGTTCAATAGACCAATCGAGTAATGCTTCAGGCTTTTCCATTGGTTGCAACGCTTGACCTACAGCAGTTTGTTGGTAGGCTAAGTCTTTTCTTCGTGTTTTTGTTGTTTTCATAATGTTTTTATCAATTAGTTATATGCAAATATAATACTTATTTACAAACTACAAACATTTTTAGTAAAATATTTTAAATTATTTTTTTCAGCGCATAAAAAAAGGCGATATTTCTACCGCCTAATCCTAATTAACACATTATGAAAGTGTAAATCTACAAAGGAAATTTCATACTATCAATATTTCTTATAGCACTATCGGTATTTTCTCCTTTTAAACGTGCGTATTCAATGGTTAATATTCTACCGCCTACAGGTTTCATAGGTGCGCCACGTTCTACGTGCCATCCATACGCGCCATTAGCGTATTCTTCTTTGTACGTTCCTGTAATCATTGAGTGTATTTGTTTATGATTAAAGTAATAGCCTTTAGCTGGGTGAAAACTTACCGAATCACGAACATCGTTACGCGCTGAATTTTCGTGTATATGCCCCATAGTAAACACATCGTAACCTTCGTAGGATTCCATAGCACGAGTTAAATTCAAAGCACCCTTTGTAACTAATCCACCGCCACCACTCCCGTGAAAATACTTTATTTTTGTAGCTGCGCGTGTGTTTGTACGAATTACTTGGTTTACTATAAACCAACCGCCATAACCACCTGTCATTACATTACTACCAGCTTTATAGTTTAACAAGGTAACAAACCGTTGTAATATATCCGTTTCGTGTCTTTTTATTATAGCTGTTTCGTGGTTACCATAACCGATTACTGTCATTAAGTTAGCATACGGAAGGAAGAAATCTACAGCAGTTTCTACTATCGAATCAAAATACCTTGCGTTATTGTGTTCGGGTCTTATGTCGTTCTTTACTTTACGGAAGTCGTAAGCACCTTGCATCAAACAAAAAGTATCTCCGTTAAACATTATAGGAATTTCATTCTTTAAGCAGTAGTCTAAATCGTGTTTTAGTAAGTTCCAATCACATTTTGGGTTGTCCCAGTGTATATCCGAAAACATACCCATACGAAAAGACGTACCATCTACACGAAGTTCGTGTATGTTATTAGCGTGTTTTATTAAATTCATAGGTTTATTTTTTTGTCTACTCTTTGAAGTAAATAATACAACGCAAACCCTATAAAAATTCCTATAAATAGAAAGTTAAGATTGGGTCTTATCTTAGACTTAGCTTCGGCTTTTGCTTCAGCTTGTTTTGTTTTTTCTTTAATCCTAATAGTGTCACGCTGAAAGCGTAGTTCTTGTTTTATTTTCCACTTAGTTTTAGGAATGTATACCTTGTTGTATTTAATGATAGTATCTTTTGATGTTATTATCTTTTCCCACATAATAGTATCGTTAACGATGTAAGGAATCGAATCTATAGTAGTAATTCTAATCGTGTCCCCTGTTTCTTCACATTTGTAGCCTTTTTTAATTGCTTTGTTTAGGTGATATTCCGCACTACAGGAATACAAAAACACGAATAAAATTACAAACCTCATAAGCCTTTTAACATTTTAATTAATCGCGGACAAGGATAAACGTCAGACTTATCAACTCTTACTGAATTATGCGTAAATAATCCGTTCTCTCCTTTTAATGCTCTTTTATTTAACGACCAAATGTCTTCGTTGTATTTTAAATTGATATCGTAAGTCTTACCTAAGTAAACTAACAATTCTCTTAAACTTTCTATTTGCTTGTCGCTATACTTATGCCATCTTTTATGATTCTTAAATGGCTTTTCTAAAAACGTAACCTCTGAAGGGTCTACTATTCCGTTAACATAGTTATAGTATTTTCCGTCTTTTTCTACCAAGTAAGCCCAGTTAGTTAACTCTATACCTACCGAATACTTATCTAAGTTCTTATAGGGCAATCCTTGACCTTTAAACACGCTATCTTTTACACCTAAGTGCCACGCCCAATTTCTTGAACTAAACGCTTGTGCTATCGTACCTTCGTATCCTATTACAAATGCAGTAGCTACACGTTCTTTATTAGATTCCCAACCTTTAATTGTGTTTACCGCGTTCTTATTACCCGCTGTATGGTGTAAATAGATTTGTTTTTTGTCCGTGTTTTCGCTAATAAACTGCGATTCAGGTAATCTTTGTTGAACTATTTTAGTAGTGTCCATTATTCTTTTATTTTGTCAGCTTCTTCTTTGGCTCTTAATACGAATGATTTAAGCGATTTAAGAATGTTTCTACCTGTAACCGACTGATAGGATTCATTGATAGAAACAACTTCCGTAAACACGCAGAATAACGCTACAGCTTTCGTTAAGATTAAGTCAATAGCTATGAAATGCGCTACTAAATCCGAAGCTATGTATTTTTCCACGAAAAACACGAACACAATAGCTAACGAATAAAGAAACGTTTTACTTATTGTATGCGATAATTTACGTGACCTAAACGAAGCGTATCCGTTTTTCTTAACGCTTCGCCAAATACCAAATCCCGTATCTAAAAGTATTGCTAAAATAGCTACATAAATAAGTGGTTTAATAGGCGATATCACCGCAATAAAAGACGAACAAATTAAAAGTAACTTAGTCTTCATATTATTAAAATTCCTATGTTGTATCCGTTTTGGTTATCGTCTTTTAATGGCTTCATATCTGAGTCAGTATTTAAAGGGTCTACGAACTCCGGAAATATAGTAGGATTTGCTTTTACTTGTTCTTTTAACCATTCTCTCAAACGTCTTTCGTAGAATGCAGCCTTCTCTTCGTAGTGTTCCATACCGAAAGCTACTTCACTTCTACTAACACTCGTAGAATAATCTCCGTTTTGCTGTTGCAAACCTTTATTTTTAAGCTGGTAAGACAAACCAAATACGGCATCTACTGCGCTATACCACGCGATACAAGGTTGTATCTTCGCTACTAATAACTCTTCGTCAGGATTAAGCGTTTGAGCGTTGTACTGTGCTAATAAATAGTTGTAAAAGTAAGTCCCTAAAATAGGTTGTATTCTTAAATCACTCTGAGTCTTTACATAAGGAGTTACGTCAGTAACATCTACGTTTGCAGTTATAGGAGTGTTCGTCTTTAAATAGGTCTCAGTTATGAAGTAAATCATTATTCAGCAGTATTAGGTTGTATTCTACTAAGTGGGACATCTCCACCTTCTACCGGTGGTAAAGATGCTAAAGCACGAATTTCGTTCTCGGTCATAGTATTTAAAACTTTCGTAGCGACAAGAGGACTCATAGAATTTAACGCGTCTTGTGTTTTACTTGCGCTCTCCTCTACTTCTACGATAGTTTCGTTTATGATTTGGAAATTATTTATTTTGTATTCCGCAGTAATTTTAGCGATGTGTAGCAATTCGTTAAAAATATCTTCTACTATTGCTCTCAATGGCATAACTACGTTCTTTTCAAATATTATGTAGGCTTGTTTAATATCCGAACCATTACCCAAAGAACCCGTCGTTCTAATACCCATTAAGATAGGGTCTATTGTATGCGCGAAACATATTTGTTCCGTGTTTAATTCGCTTGATTCCTTGAATAGTTTATCGTTATTGTTAGTCGGTAAACTTTCAATACTTGGTAATTGTTCAGGAGCATTAGCAAAAAACGCAACGGCTTTACCGGCATTTGCTGCGCCTTTTAATTTGTCTATGGTTTCACGAATCATTTGTTTCTCTTCTTCGCTTTGTGGTCTTTTAGGGAACATCATAGCAAAAGACGGAAAGATAGAGTTCTGAATATTAGCTTTAGCGAAATAACTTAACTCACCGCTCAAGAAAGCAAAGTTTAACGCACTCGTGTACGTAGGAAGTGGGTAGTAATCTTGTCCCTCTGAGTGCATTTCATAAACAAACAACTGTATTTTATCATTACAACTCGGTGAATAAGGCTTAATGGTTTCTACGTCAATACGAGAAGCCCAGTCTTCACAAATAAAGTAGTAGCATTTATCTCTACTTACTCGAACTTTATCCGGATAGATGTTTTCAGCCTTTTTAAAGTTACCTTTTTCGTCAAAATATAGCTTAAAGTAAACTCTATTATGCAAAATAACCTGTTTAGCTATGGCTAATTCACTCTTCTTTAGTTTCATTTTACGTTCCCACGTATACAATTCTAACTTTTCTTCGTTTGTTAGCTTGTCAGTTTTGATAGTAGAACCACCACCAACCACGGCATTCGCTTTATAATCCGTTATTGCGCCGTGAAGTGGACTTGTAAAGTAGAGTTGCGTCAATAGCTGTGGGTAAAGGTTATCGTGACCAAAAGGGATGTACCCCGAAATTTGATATCTTCCGTTT